ATTATATTTGACTTCACCGACATCTGACTGCGACAGATCAGCACCAGAACAGGTATTCCTGAATGTGTGCGTAGCTGAAGCGGCCAGTCCGTAGCTAAACGACCTCGTGAACGAAACGACTCGGTAAGGGGTTCCCCCCACCAAGTTGTCGAGTTCGCGAAGCGCTCCCCGAATATCCACAAACCAGTCCAAAACAAAGGAGAAAGGAACTAACTCCCATGCTAGGCTGGCTGGTGAACTCGAGAACCGAGAAGTGACGAAATCAAGGCTACGAGTAGCCTTGTCAGTACTTCTAGGCTCAACTACCAGAACATAACGCACCTTAGGGGATATCAAAATACTCCCCAGGTAACGACGCTGCCCCCATATGAAGTTGTTATAAACACCATCATTGGTAGGGGTATTGTCGAAGGCGAGAGGGATGTCAGCCGAACGGCTGAACCTCTGTCTCGCGCCGGCGTTATACTTCTTTAGGTCACGCGACATCGAACTCGCATACTTGTTGATCGCAATCACGTCCGAAAGGATGGGAGAAATCCCAAACTTCCAGGCGAGATACGCGCCACTCGCAGTGCGAATCACCTTCCGAATCTGCTTCCAATTCTTAGCCATATTAGGCAAAGAGGTAGCAAGGCTTCGGATGGATGGCCACATCTGGCTCGATTCTATAATGTTGAGCGCGACATCGGCCTTAAGGCCTCTGGCGCGACTCAGGACATCGTTCTTTAACGAGTCTTCATTAAGCGTGAACCCTGAAGGCACAGACCATCGGACGGGCAACTCTCCGGCTCGGGACGAAACGTCCCAAGACGATAGAGCTGTTAGCCAATTAGCATTGGATGGAACCCAAGCGGGGTCCAAACCAGAGTAATTGACTTGTCCTCCGGGGCCATCAGTCCTCGGTGCGATAATAGGACGGGTGGACGTGTCAATAGACACCTCCTTAGTCCTATGATAACACGGATGACTGGGGGCTTTGCCGGTATTGTCGGTCATTGACTCCTCGATATAACGAGTGTCAAGACTTGCAGCTGAAAGCGAAGTGCTTCCAGGGCCCTCACTATTGCCATTACAATCCCACCTAACATAGGTGGCACTGTTATTGGCAGCGTGAGTATGCCTACCGAGTACTGTGCGTCTGTATCGTGTTCTCATCAGAGATAAGAC